GGAGTGCTGTGTTGGATTACCGCCGGTTCCGATCTGGGTAAAGCCGATTTTTCCATCTGCCTGAGATTTTAATGCCGGGATATCTTCCAGAACCTTATTTACTGCATTTTTTAAGGTTTCTTCGTTGATCTTCCCGTCCTGTCCAACAACCTGGCTGAAATCAGCCATTTTCAGCACATATGGGATTGTCTTTGCATCAAGCCCCAGGGATACTGCCATCATTGTAGCTGCGTTTTCAACCTTTGCGGCCTGCACTGCTGCCTGTGCTGCTGTCAACTGGTTCTGAGTCTCTGTAATCTGACTCTGCAGTCCTGCTACATCAGGAGTATTTGCCGCCTGCTGCTGTTTGAATGATGCAATTGCCTGGTCCATCTGTTCCTTTGAAAGCCCCTGCTGTTTAAAATAGCCTTTTAAAACAGATTCCTCTGTTACGCTCTGCTTTCCCGCGATCAGACTGGCCAGTTTATCATAATCAAACTGTGGTGTCTGCTGTGTTCTTGTTGGTGGTGTTCCGCCTTCTGCTCCTGAACCTCCTCCACCGTCACCAGTTCCGCCTTCTGCAAATGTCTGCAGGTTCATTGATAATTTGCATCTGAATCTCTTAAACATTTTTACATGCTCCTTTACAGTTTTTTATGTGCTGTCTGCACGAATACAGTTTTACGTGTGTCTCACATGAACAGTTGCTAACTCGGTGTCTCCGCGTAGTTTTAAGCCTTCGGGCATAAAAATAAGGCGTTTCACCCTACGCCTCAGTGGGAGATTTCGGATCACCGCCTTTCTGGTCTTTGATCTCTTTGGCTACTTTGAAGGATATGAGGTATTTTCCTCTTTCTTTTGATACCTCGTATTCCTCTCCAGCCTTCCGAAGCTTCAGATCATTTTCTTTGTCGTAGAAATCATGGATAACTTTTATTTTCATATTCTCACCTCCTCCCAGTTGCGCCGGCGCAATTACTCTACAAACATCCAGTCTTCTGCGAGCATATCTGCCTGTGAAGCAAGCCATCCCATCTGTACGCCAGATGTTCCAACAAAAGCGATGGCTTTATTTCCGATTGCGTCATGCTCGCAATTTACAATCTCATTATCAGCAGTTTTGTATGAGATTCCAGTTGCAAGCTGAATGTACTGTTTCTTTCCATTCCATCCTTTTCTTGCTACCTTCATGCCTCTTTTCAGGTACTTAATCGCTTCTCCAAACGAAAATGTATTTACGCCTCCAAGCTCCGGACAACTCTGTCCATCAGCAAGTACCCAATCATCACACGCAACATTAGAAAAGGTATAATCCACCACCTGAGTTTCTCGGATGTCCATTTCTTCCCCATTCTTTGTGTGAATGATGATCGTCTGCTTCTCTTTAGACCAATACCAATAACCAGCCCATGATGGTAGCTTCACTTTCATACCTTTTTTCATTAAATCAAATGCTTCTCTAAATAACATATCTGTATCCTCCTATTTGTTATGCGTAACTTTCAATCCCCACTCTGGCAGGAAATTGATCTCATAATGGTATTTATCTACATCAGCTCCGGAAACATCTTCCACTACATACATCGTATAATCATTCAAATATACATAATCTTTCTGGTATTTTCCTTCTGCTGTTTCGATAATCACTTCCAGTTCATTATCAGAATTATTCTTCAAGGCAAATGTCCCCGTCAGATCTAACAGAATGGTGTCTGTCCTGGCATTCAGAACGGTAAGTTTTCTGGTAACGTTGAAATTATCTGCTTCCTGTGAAATGTTCTGTGATACCTGATCTGCTTCTGTGCATCCAGCAAAGGCAGTACAGATAAAACACGCCAGCGTTATGACTGCAATGACTTTTTTCATCCCTTATTCCTCCGTATAGCAAGTATTTGTCAGTTTTTTATATACATCTTCGTACAGTTCCTGCTTATCGCCATTGTACGTATACTCTGCATAGATACCGTCACCACTAACCGTAGTGGATACCAGACATTTATAATTCTGTAAGGTCTTGCAAGACCAGACCACAAATACATTGGATAAATCAATTGGTGGGGACAATGGTGTATCCGCAAGGCCATTCTTGTTGTACCATTCCACCATTTTCTTTTTACACACACTTTGGAAATGTGCCATTCCTGTAATAATCATGCTTTCCTCCTATTCTGCCGTGTAATCTTCAATCACTGCAATGCCGTATTCAATAGCGCAGGTATTCTCAATCTTGCATCCCCTGGCTTCCTGCCATCCCTTTGCAAAATAAGCAATATCTGCTCCAGATAACAGTTCCAGAGACTTTCCCAGAAGCCATAAGGGTTTAGCTCCTGCCGGTGCTGACTGGAAGAAAGAATCAATAACCTCTACGGGTTCTCCTAACTGTCTTTCTGCGCTTCTGATCGCTTTCCTACGTTCTGCAAGAATTTCCTCATCTGTCTTTCCTTTCATTGGCTGACTGATAAATAATTTTTTCATCTCTCATATCCTCTCTTTCTTAAAAACGGGTATAAAAATACCACCGGCCATTTCTGACTGGTGGTACTTATATCATATTTGATGCTGTTCCTACTATTCCTTTTGCAAGATCTGCTGCCTTTCTCATTAAACTATTTTCTTCCAGATATTCCAGGCCTTTTAAAGTAAGTTCCGGTCTGGTCAACGCTACTTTGGGATATCCGCAGTCCATAGCATTCCAGGTTTCACCGCCTGATATATATCCTTCATTCAACAGCATTGCCATAATTCTGTTCCACTTCGGTATAGACAGACCTAATATTTCAGCAGATATACTGCTTTTGTCAAATTCTTCCAGATCCATTGACTTCTGCAGTATCCGAAGTATTTTGTAAATGATTCTGAAATCATCCATTTTAAATCCGTCCTTCTTTTTTCAAACGCTCAATTTCTTCTTCTGATAATGGAAAGGCCTTCATAGATTCATTTTCCCATGTTTTTTCCCGTTCTTTCAGTGCTTTTTCATATTCAATAGTACTCTTTTCTTTATCCATCTTAGATCACCTCTAGTTCTATTACCTTTCCTTTTCTTGATAATACTCTGTAAATATTATCCTTGTCAAGTAAAAGCTCTCTTTGACTTTGAAAGTAACTCAGATTCTCTATGTATGCACCAGAGGATCCCTTTTTTACGTAAATTACAACCTTATATTCCCCGTTCAGCGCCCTGTTCTTTACTATTGAAGTACTAAAAAACTGTTTTGGTCTATATAACCCATTGATTGGGATTCCATCAGATGGATCTATTGTCATTCCACGATAAGCAATTATATCATGTTTAATGGTATTCTTTTTCAAAGCTTTAGAAATCGTTTCGGCATATTCTTGCAATTTACTGTCTTCTGGTATATCGCCTCTCAGCATCGCATTCAAACGTTTAAAAAATCTGTTAGGTTTCTGATCTCCAGAGTTGAAAATATATTTTTTAATCGCATGCTTTTCTTTTTCTGCCAGATCCTTGATCCATGTCTGTGATTCATCACGCAACAAATTAACCACCTGTTCCTGAGGAACTGCACGGAAATCTGCAAGCGGTCTTTTGGATTCTGCATATTCCTGACTATTCATATTGCCAGTTCTCATTCGAACATGTTTCCACTCTTCCCGTCTGGCAGCATATTTCTTCTGATTCTCCGGATCCAGGGAAAGTTCTGATAATCTGCTGTATTTCTTCTCCTGCCTTGCCGCATACTGTTGCCGTTCCTGCCTGAGGTTCTTCTCTGTAAGATCGTTAAGCTCTTCCCTGGTGTATTTCCCATCAGGCGGGGTGCTGATTCCTTCAAAGTATGTCGTGTGACTATCTCGGCATCTTGGATGGTATAACCCCGCTGCTATTGCTGTACTCATCAGAGGGTATTTCACTCCTGTTACCGGGGATATTCCATCTTTTGGACCTCC